CAAGGAAACTATGACTATTAATACTACTGTAAACAATTATGAAATATTAGCAACCAAAGATATCTCATTGAATGGTAATCTAGTTGTCTCTAATGTTATAACCGCAAATTCTAAATTGAATATCAATAAAGACCAATTATACATTCAGGATAGTTCGGTTACAACAACAGCAACAGAATTAAATTACTTAGACGGGTCAACCGCTGGAAGTGCTACTGCAAATAATGCAATGGTTCTTGATGGTAATAAAGATATTGTTAATATAAATTATTTATCTACAAGTTCAATGAATGTTACCGGACAAATTACTGCTGATACAATAATTGGAACATTATTAGGTGCTACAACTAGATACAAAGTAACTAATGTAGATAATAGTAGCAATACCCATTTTCTTCCCCTATCAAATACACACGATGACCAAAACTCAAGTTTTGTTAATATATCAAGTAATTTATCATTTATTCCTAGTTCAAAAACATTAACTGTTGAGAATATTGATGTTAGTAATATTGTTGTTGGTAATATTGATGCAAGTAACATAACCGTAGATAATGAACTATTTGTTAATAAAATATTACCCAAGCAACAATCCGATATTATTGATATCAGTTTCACAAATTCTCTTATCATTCCACGAGGCGATTCCAGTCAAAGGAACACCATTGTTGAAGGTGCATTACGTTATAATACTGAAATTAATACATTTGAAGGCTATTCAAATAATAATTGGGGGTCGTTAGGTGGTGTTACCAGTTTAAACCGAAATGTTTATATAGCTGCAACGAATGAGAATGGACTCCAATTTTTCACTGGGGATAATGATACATCAGTTCAACGTATGCAAATATTGAACAACGGCGATATTATTATGCCCGGTACCATAAAATCAAATTCTGCTATCAGTGCTACAACATTCTACTCTACATCGGATTACCGTATTAAAGATAACGTTACCCCATTAAATAAAACGTCTCTCACTATTGATCAATTAAATCCAGTTATTTATGATAACCAAATAACAAACAATAAAGATATTGGACTCATTGCACACGAAGTTCAAGAACATTTCCCTTACATCGTTACTGGCGAAAAAGATGGTGATGTAAACCAAACTGTTAATTATACTGGATTAGTAGGTATTTTAATACACGAAATTCAGCAACTTAAAAAACGTGTAAGCGAGCTTGAACAAAAATGTAATTAACTGAATACAACACATCTAATTTGTAATAATGTTATCGTTTATTCAAACTATAATATTATTAACGTACTATTCCAAACCTTCCTCTCTTACAAGAACACGCATTACTATCACTGTTTCGGCTACTCATTGCACATTTGCAGTCAGTTTTTAAATTTACAGGTTCATTATCCCAGTAGGTACGAATGGTTACGGGATCAATTCTTGTTTCATATTTCTCTTTTGTTGGATCAAAAAATACCCCTTGTGATAATACATGATTATTACGTCCTTGTGTATCTTTACATGCTATAAAAGTTGGACATCCAACTACTGATTTATCCATACCATATACTCGTTGACTCGTTGATGGGGTTAATTTGTTCAATGTCTTTTTTGTATTCATAATTGTATTATTCAATGTGTATTGCTTATATTGTAATAAATTATGAGATGTAAATACCGGTGGTTGGTTTGTTGCAGTCATACCTGTGTCTATTTGATTATCTATACGCAGTTGATTTGATACACGTTTATATTTTAAATAATCACTTTGAGACATCTTATATATACTGGTTTCTATATTTTGTATAGAATAAAAGTTATTTTATATTTGACCAGTTACATACATCATTGTTATGTAATAACTTAGATACGCTACTAAACATCCAATGATTGCACCCATATATAATTGGCTTATAGTATGTCGTCGGTATTTCCATCGCTGATAAACGGTTAGACTGGCAATATACATTTCACCTATCAATAACATAGGTGATTGTTTCACTAAATACGAATAGACCATTGTACAAAATACAGATTGTGAGTGACCTGATGGCATACCATATTTTTCTATTCCACTATATTGCTCTGTATCTATCATTGATTTACCATCTCTTGGCCTAGGTTCTCTTACCCACGTTTTTAATACCTTGTTTATAAGACTATTTGCTAGAAAGGTTATAATATAAATATACCAGTAAATGCCATAGTCCCATAATTGCCATAGACTAATAGTGCCTAATATAACTGGACCAAATAATCCGATTAAGTCTAAACTATATACAACTGGTGATGACACCAAGTTATCTATGTGATTCGGTGTTATTTTTAAATATTCGTATAGTGTCATTTCTTTATTATACATATTCAGATACATAATTTTAAACTCCATCTTTTGCAGGTTTATGTAACTGCTCACATATTAATGAAAATGACCAATTTGCACCGTTTAAATCTACTACATTTCCACGATCACTTATTAATTTTACTGTCATGCGTTTTAAATTTACTGGACCAAAATACGTTCTTTCTTGGTTTTGTAATGTTCCACCGAACTCAACAAACGATTGTCCATTTTGTAAACCTGCTAATTTCATTGGAATTATACCAAATACATCTTTTGCAAATGGACCCGAACCATAAGTCTTTACATATTCGTTGTTGGAATTCGCTTGTTCTGTTATTGTATATAGTTGTTTTTGTGTTAAGTTACTATAATCGGTTCTAGTTGTTGGGTTGTATGTCAGTTCTTTTGTTACTGGGTCACATATAAGTTTTGCACGATCCATATATGATGGTAGTGCAGTTTCTGTGTCTTTAGTAGAAATTGTTACCAGTCCATCATTTAAACGATTCTGATTATAATCATCTAATGTTATTAAAAAATAATTGAATAAATTTGTACTTATACCTGTATCGGCTTCAATAGACGTTACATTAGTATCTGAACTATATGTATCACTCAAATAATAGATGGTTGCTTCTCTGAAACCTAATATCCAACCTAATGTTGTATCCCAAGTTGCATTTCTAACACTATTCACACCCGGAAAACAACTTACGAAACTAAAAGGATCATAAAATACTATTCTATAATCTTTGGTTGTGTATTCTTTATTAATTGTTATACGCATTTTTGTGTATTCTATTCCACTCTCATCCGTAATAATACTTATGAGTGATCCATCTGCAATAGTTCCTAAAAATGATTTATTTAATCTCTCTAATAATGTGTTACGAGTATATTCAATTAATACGTTATTTTCAGTTATAGGTAATGTAATTTCTATATCATTCACATTTGTTACTGTTTGTACACCTTCATCTATGGCTATCAATCTAAATGTATTGTTTTGTTCTGTGCAATTAAAAACATTTTGCGAAATTTTCTTATATCCTTTTACTCCCAATGCAGTAGTACTATTCTCTGCTATATAATTATACGAAATATCTGTGAACGTTACATTGTTTATGGGCGTATGTAGTGGTTCTAATTCACTATTCAATAAATTAAAGGGAGTATTTATCATTACCCGATCTATATTGAAATTTTTATACCAAGTATCTTGTTTGTAATTTTGATTAATAGATACAGTAAAAGAACAGTCTATGTAGTTTTCATCATTCGGCGAAACCACTAATTCTATTCTCGTTCCTAACAAATCTGGAAATAAATTGAATTGATTATTTAATTCTCTCTCTAATTCGCTAATATCAGTATATTCTCGGGCGGTTGGTGCAGGTATCAAGTAACCATAGGGTATTTCTGATCCATATATTGTTGATATGCCGTAATTTGGATAATTATCTGGATCTGTTATACGAATAAAGGCAATATTACTATTATCTATTGTAAATGTTTCTTGGTTTGTTATCTGAGAAGTAAATGTTTGTGATATTAATGCCTGAGATAAATCATATATTCCTATTCCATTTTCTCCGGTTAGACCAAGTGTTGTATTTAAAAAACCTATGTCCTCTATGTTTGTTGTATTCTGTAAACTATATGTGTTGGGGACGGTAGTGCCATCAACTGTTATATAATTTACTTCTCCTGTTCCTAATCCACCAGATACATCTATTTGAAATCCGCCATTCGTAATATTGAAACTTGTATCTTCTAAAAACTGGATTGAAAAGTCTTCTTCCGTTAGCTGTTTTGTTATTAAGATGGTTAATGTTGCATCTACAAGGTTTTCACCCGTACGTTTTGTAAGTGTTATGTTACTACCAGCCAGTTCCGGTATTTCAGATAATGATTCATTTAAATTTCTTTGAAGTGTACGTTCTGCTCCCGTTGAATATGGTGTTGTACCATTATTTTCGTTTGTATTTTCAGGATGGTCAACTTCATATTTTAAATCTACACTTACATTTATTCCTGGGTTTAATGCTGATATTGTTAGTAATTTTAGGTCAGGGTCGGTCGGTATTGTATACAATGCTGTATATGGAAACACGGAAGTTAATATATTTGAAGTGCTCAAATTATAAGATTGATCAAAGTTTATTACTGTATGTAGAAAACTATTTGATAGGTCAATTTTAAAGTTCTCTTGGGTTATGTTCTTATTAATATCTATTTGAACATTCAATCTATTATCTGATGTATTTATTTGGGTATTATCTGATAGGATGGTAGAACTATTATCTACGATTTCAAAACCATTACGTATTTGGTCTAAATACTCACCCAAGTTATATGTTTCTGCAATATCTGTATTTGATATTTGGATTTTATAATCGTTTGTTGGCACATTATATCCGTACTCATTACACTTTATATATATATATGGATTAGACAATACATTATATCTTGTCGTTTCCTGTTGTAATGGTGATATATCAGATATTACATTATTCATTTCAATTACATTGTTTGTTGTTTTTTTGAACCGAAAACAAGAGTTTAATCCGGTCCATATTTGAGCACTACTTAAACCCTCATCCGGAAATTGTATTTGTAATTTTGATTTACTAATATTATTGGTAGTATTCCTATTTAGTTTCAATGCTAATTTAAAATAAGATTCTGTACCTTCTTCTATACGAGTTATTCCTGATTCATTTGTTGATAATTTAATACTGTTTTTTATTGCTGTATTTAAATTCTCTATTATTTGACTTTTTGGTAATGATCCTGTTGCTATTTCTATTCGTATACTTTCTTCTATATTTAATGCAAGCTTGGTATCAGGATCATATTCATCTCCTATATATTTATATATGGTAAAATAATTATTTTTATCAGCAGTTACTACAAATATCTTATTTGGATCACTTGACGCTTTATCACCTTCTACTGAATAGAAATCATATTCAGTTCGTTGAAACCCTAAAAATCCTGGTATTGATTGTTTTCGCTCATCAATATCATTTGATAGTGGATTTTCCCAATATGGAAACTCTAATCTATAACTGGTTTCATTATATTGCTTATACAAATCTATATTTGTTGTAATCTTTGAATTAAATTTATTATACTCTAATCCGGTTGTTCCAAAGCTTACATCTGTATAGGTGTTTTTAATACTTGTTTCGGTATCACCTAATATACTGTCATTTATTGCATCTGTTAATTCCTGAGGACTATAATTTCCGGCTTTTATTTCTACTTGATAATCATGATTACCATTGTTTATACCGTCCACATCTCCTTTCAAAACAAAAAAATTACTCCCGAAATTATTATTAATTGTATACCATGTATATGGGATTTGTACCGAATATAGTTTTAATGAGACTACATCTTTTAATGGATCAGATAAATTAAACGTAAATTCGGTTGATAATGTTGTTTTATCATCTCTATATTGACTATCAATACTTATTACTCGTTTTACTGTTTGTTGTAATATTGGATTTAGTTTACCAGATGCGAACTCTATATCCTTTGAGTATACTACATTTTCTCCGGTTTTGTCGGGTCCGTCATCAATATCTGCCTCACTCTTAATCATATTAGTAGGTACATTTTGTAGTTTAGTTACTGTACTCGCCTCATTAGATGGTTTAATTTCGGTGTTGTCAATAATATTTTTTAAAATTGTCATATCATTTATATCACTGAGCTTACGCTCCCCTTCTGGTTTCAAATCATCCATTTTTTTTACATAATCTACATAATATGAATAATATATATAAACTTTTTCCAAAAACTCTTTTTCTTGTGCATTGTCTGCATTGTTTATAATATTATTTATATCGTTCAATGATTTTTCTTTTGTATCAAATCCTAATATATTGTCAAGTTCGGCGATTGAATATTTGTTCACATCATAATGACCTTTTTGTTTTATTATATCTAAGTTAGTCACTCTGTTTTCAAATCCTTCTTCTATATATTCACTTTCACTTTCACTTTCACTTTCACTTTCATCTGTCTCAAAAAAATGTCGGTATATATCTTCAAAGAATTTGGCTAATTGATCTCCCGATTCATTCTGCATATTCTTATATTTTTTTATTAAAAAAATGATTTTTGCTTCCAATTCACGATCTGTTGGGCTATCTAAATCTAATATATTGAATAATTCTTTATCTGTATAACTGGTTACATCATACATATTATCATCATTTCGTTTTTTAAAACCATGTTTGTTCATTTCCATAATATATTATATAATTATATTTGTAATATCAAAAACTCTATATATTCTTGTCATATTAAATCTAATGTTTTGTTTTAGCATTCCGACTTCTTTGTATTTTTATTCTTTGTTATTCGCTTTTTAAACATTTCACCTACAAAACTTACAATATCCAGTCGTGCAGACATTTTATATAACATATCCGAGGGGAAACTCTTTATACCCTGACCACGTTTCATATGTTTGTTACCACTGAAACATAATATGTCAAATACTTTCATTATTCGTTCTTCATCTTCTGACATATCTATACGATTTATTCGGGTCTTTCCTACAAATACATACCGGTTATAATTTCCATTCGCATAAACACTTAATTTACTTACGATTGGACGATTACGTACCATTCCTATTCCCATTATCTTGTTGTTATCATTATTCATTTCTAAAACAAACATGATTGTATCTATTGGTATTATATTTGCTATGGGATCTGGGCTACAATATATACAACCTACATTGTTATGACTACTACGATACTGTTCATTTTCATTCCATGTCATTGTATTAAAACGACTAGTCATTATATGATTTCGCATTTGCTTCTTATATTCACGTAGTTGCTTCCTATGTAACCGTGCATCGTTTGGAACTATTGGGTTCATTATTATTTTGATTATTAGTATATAATCTTTATCATATGAATCAATTTTATATCTTACTCATGATAACATATAAAATATTAACTATAACTATTATATTATGAATACCGACCTGAGTAATAATATAGACATCCATTCGGATACTGTTTCACCAAGAAATAATTCCTATGATACTGGATTAGAAAGTAATTCTTCATCTACCACTAGTGAGATATTGGATAATCCGGTTAAAATTAATATACTTAATAGTGACAGTATAAGTATTCCGATTAATAATATAGAGGAAGAGGATAATTTGGTTCATTATACCGATAATCATTTTGTTAGTCTTACTAACAAAGATTTGGAACGTGTCAGAAATAATCCGACTTATTCACTTATTTCACCTCATGATAATTTAAATGATGAATATAATGATTATGTTAGTAATAGTCCTGTATTATCTGTATTAGATAGTAATCGGGGTAGTCGTAGTAATAGTGATGATGAAATAGAACTTACTGATATTATGGATAAAACTAATATTCCACAATCTACCATTATTAATGAACATGTATTTTCTTCACATAAACAACCTCACCGACGTTATAACAAGTTGAAATACCAAGATGTTGAAAAATCTATTACTAGATATTATACGCATAATAATAATAACGCGATTTGTTCTCGTGAAATTGATATTTTAACAACCTATGTCAAAGGGCAAAAAAATCTATATGTCCAGTCCAAAATTATTACTCAGCAGAAATTATATTGTTTGGTTTTTCCGGCTGTTATTATTAGTGCAATTATTACTATTATTTCTCCATTTATTGAATGTGATTCCTGGAATGTTGGTATTATATCTGGATTAAATGCTATTGTTACTTTGTTTATATCTATGACCAATTTCTTGAAATTGGAATCTTCGGTTGAAATGTTCTCACTACTTGCTTCATTATTTGATAATATTGAAACTTCTTTGCAACTTACCAATAGTAAAATTATGATTGCTCAATCTGATGCCGATATTTCACCTCTTGTATTATCAAAATTCAATGAAGTTGAAACCAAAATTAGTGATTATAAACTTACTAATGCCGTTCTCATACCAGAGGAAATTAAACACCTTTTTCCCATTATTTCACATATCAATATTTTTTCATTTATTCAAAAAACAGAAATGCATAAAAAAGGATTGATTGAACAATTAAGGGATATTAAAAACGAAATTTATTATATATTATATAAATGGGAAAAAGAAGAACGAATTACACGTCAACAATTACAAATTACCAATATTTCACATACCCCGTTGTCTACACAAAATAAATTACATGAAAAAGACCGTCTTTCTCAACTTTACAATTTGAAAGAAAGAACAAAAAATGAAATCATTGAATTTCAATCTACCTATAATGTTATGGATACTATCTTTACCAGAGAAATTGCATTTGCCGAACAAAAACATAATAAATGGTGGTTTTTTATTTTGTGTTATTATTGGAACCCACCCACTAATTCCTATGATTATTTTAATAATGTTTCACCAACTCTTTCTTCTTATTTTAAAGACAATGTTATAAATGATTATATTATTCATAATAAGAATGACTAATTATCGTGCTGGACATATTTTCCAATACCAAGGGGTATCATGTACCACTTTTACAGACCCTTTTTCATGAAATTTATCCTGCATATATTTAGTTAATTCACTCGTTAAATCCCATTTCATGGTAATTATAATTCGTTTATGAAGTGGATCGTTTCGTAATGGGATTTCATTTATATTTTCTATATATCCTATTTGTAATTTGTTTATTGTATCACAAATATATCTTCTTTTGATATTTGTATCTACACGTGGAATACATATTGATGAATATGACGTTAACATTTATTATTTACTGCTACTATTATCATCTTATTAATAAAATTGTCTTTTTCAATTTTATCAATATTCCCTATGCTACTCCCATTTTAGTTATCGTGTCAATATTCCCTAGGCTACTCCCATTTTAGTTATCGTGTCTATATTTCCCCTTATATTCTTATAATAATCCATATTATGGATTGCTGTCTCGGATATTTTCATATTCATTATTTTATTTATTGTTCAATATTCAGTTACCCCCATATTTTTGTTTTATAATCTAAAAAATACCCTCTTTTATACATTTGTTTTTGGTATTAATAGATTAAAAATACATAGATTTATGCTGTTCCGAGACTATATACTTCCTAATTTGTTTTTTAACTTCTTTTGTGTTTAATTATATAATTTTTTTTATTCACATATTCAAAATATAATATGGAAGAAACCAATGGTTTAGATATCTCATGGATAACAGAACAACAACGTATTCAAAATATTCAATCAAATTATGATAAAGAGCCAATTACTGATATTCATGTTTATTCACTGTATATTAATAATAATTCATCCATTGAAAAAATAATATGTAAAAAACAACCTGTTATTGATGGACGTATTGAAAGAGATGTTGTTCTCGGTATTATACAAAATAATAAAACATCTGCTTCCAAAAAATATAAACTGGTTGATATTTGTTTATATAATGTTGACTTAGAACCCGATCATATACAATCCTATGCAAAATCACAAGATATTTCATCCAGTTCTGATCGCTTCTTTAAGGTTCTCCCCATTGCAGATGAAATTCTCGTTCCTGATTCTATCTTTGTATTTCATAGTTTGAATTCATTGTTCTTCTTCTATAAAGAACCCGATCGTGTATCACATAATCATACTATGAAATCTATATTAAAACCTTCGTATAAATCCAGTTCTACGAATAAAACTCATACAAAAAAAGTTCGTATATCATCTCATAATCAAGAATATGATTTTGTTCACCCACCACGTAAGTTGAAAAAGACACGCAAAAACATTATTTCTGTTTCTAAATAATTATTAATCACTATATATTTTGACATTTTATTCAAACAACCATTTATCTATTGTGCTTCTAACGCAGAATAGATGATGTAAAATAATTCCCAAAATAAACAATAATAATAATATAACAAAATAATTGTATCTTGGATTCATTATGTAAATTAGAAATGCTCCTATAAAGGTAAATATAACATCCACTATTGCTATATTAAATAATCTATATGAATGAACCCCTTTATTCACTTCACCAAAAATATTCTTGTATTTACAAAACATTTATATATTGTTATCACTATTTTTTCTTCAATGGTTAGGTAAACAATATAAATGGTAGATATGATCTTTATTTAGACATTATGGATTTATTTACGGAAAATGATTTTCCATATACCGACGTAACAAATGATTCCCATCTCTTTTTTCAAGAAGAAATTGTTTATTTTTATTTCTATAACTTTCGTGACTATCCCAATTCAGACATAATTGATCTTATGAGCCGGTTTGATAATCTTCTATTCATAATTAAAAAAAATATTCATAATCAACTATCCGGTTCTATGGAATATCTTATTTTGTTATTCCGTTTACTCGGGTATACCAGGTCTATTCATTATGGTAAGGGTGAACATGACCTATCTTATTTAATGTTATGTTCTTGGTATAAATTCTTTCCTACACTTGCCATTTATGCTCTCCATAGGTTTGTTGTTTCTATAAAAGATCAATCATGTCCATTCGGGTCTTGGCGTGATATTAAATATTTATGTCGGTTTATTGAACGATATACTCATGAGAAACAAGACCACCCATTAGTTGATATTTGCTGTGATTTTGTTAATTCACAGCTAAAAAAAGATACTGAAATACAAAATATATATGCTCTTCCAAAAAATATTCATTATATTAGTTATGTTGCAAAATGGATTCCACGAGAACGAAAACAAGTTGGGTGGTTATATGATAAATTAGTTACTCATTGGATGAAATTAGAGAAACCTCATATTTTACAATCTACAACTGATGAAACCTATATGGCTGCTATCAATAAAGGAAAACGTCTATATCGTAAGAAAATTAGTTCTTTGAATAAAATGATTGACACTACACAGATTAAACAATGTGCTCGTCATAGACAAAATATTAATCCAAACCATGTTTCTTGTTTTACAAAAATGAAACAACCAAATCTAATTTTTGGACATGGTGAGAATGATATAATTGATAGACAACTATGTTCTCAAAATTTTGCGGATTGGTTTGAACAAGATAACTCCTATTGTACTCAGTCTCCTTCTCCATTACCGATACAATATTATGTAAAACGTGCTATTCAACTCATTACAAATATGTCAAAGTCTGATGAAAAATTACTTCATTATGAAAAGATGATTCTTAATAATCATTGGACATCCCTATCAAAATCTTTCCATAAACATCATGTCGGTAATTCTATTCCTATTGTGGATGTTTCTGATATTATGTGTCAATATAATGATGATTGTTATTATACCGCTATTGGTTATGCCATTCTTTTTGCACAGAAGAGTTTATTTACGAATCGGATTTTATTAGTTGACCAGATACCTACATGGATAGAATTGAATGATACACATGATTTTGTTTCTATTGTGCAAAATATACAGAATTCTATTCAATCTTCTTTTACAGTTGCCAATTTTAATAATGCTTTTCATCTTATTGGGAAAACAATTCGTAATTCATCATTATCTAATCAAGATATCCGTAATATGCGTATCGTCCTTTTTTCTACCAGTACAAATTTAGCCTCTTCATCTATGAAATATGATAATATCCTCTCTATATTTAATCAATACTGTTTTCATGTTCCCTTTATTGTTTATTGGAATGTTTCTAATGAATTCGGAGAACTGTTTCCTTGTTCTATACATCAACATTCTACTATTATGGTTTCTGGTACATCTACCAATATTTTACATGTTTTATTAAATAAATTCAAATATAAACATACTACTCCTTATAAAACGGTTTGTAACCTTATTCGGTCTCCTCATTATGATATTTTAGAAAATTATATAAGACAGTTTATTCAATGATAATTACATATGGGTTTATCCATAATATGAATTTATACATTCAAATTATGTTTTATTCTGAACGATAGATACTAATTTGGTCTATTAAATCTGCTTTTATTGATGAATAGACTCCTTTTTTCACTTCGTTTATAGTTTCTTTCTTTTGATTTTTTCTCTTCGTTATATTATTTTCAATACGACTCATATTTTTAAACATACTATTTATTTTTTTCTTTGTTTCTTCACATGTTATACGTTCTCTTGGTATCTGTGTTATTATTTCTTCCAAGTATTTTTTATATTCAGACATTTTTTCGGTGATATTCTCATCAACTCTTAATAATTTTATTATTGATAAATACATCACAGTTACTCCATAATTATCCCATGTGAATTTACTTTTTAGTAATTCATTCACAAACACTTCCCATTTATTTCCTATAAATGTATTATAATATTGTTGTATTTTATTACGATATGTTTGTCTCTGAATATCGTTCAAATATGTTTTCATTGCGTTATTCTTTGTAAAATATTCGTTTATAATCATATTTATTTGCTCCATTGTTACTAACTGGTCTTTCCAATTTTTTATTATGGTTGGTTCTCCTATACCTATTGATGATGCAAAATTTTCACTTATTTCATCTGTATCAGGGATTTTATTTACAGCATAGGATATTGTTACTATCTCTATACACCAAGGTGCATAATCAGGTCCATATACATAGAATATATCTTTGTAATTATTTTCATCCATAGTTTCTACATCCATAGATAATCCGAAATCTATTATCATTGGAATTCCAGTTTTGTCTTTACACATTATATTATTCTCTTTCACATCAAAATGTATTATTCCTGTATCTGCCAACTTTTTAAATCCATCTAATAATCTATTATGACTATCCACTATTGTACGGACTAAATTATCATGTTGGGTTTTAAATACACCCAGTAGGTGTTTCAATAAAGTATCTTTCCCTACATATCGTATTTGGTTTGCTTCATAGTTTAATTCTGATGTTATTATACCACCTTTGTTTTTTGGTAATATCTTACATTTCTCTATTTCGGAATTTGCTACTGTTGATAAAGATGCTTTACAACTACTCATTATTGGTGCATAATATTGATGGTGATTCTTTATTTGTTTTATTTTTTCTCCTATTTTTTTTTCTTGTGCAGTGGTTTCTGTATGTGTTTGTATTTTTGTTATCATTCCCTTTTCCGTTTGTGTATTTCCTTCACATGGTATTCCTGGAAGAAATATACATCCATAGGTTCCACTACTTAAAAATGTTGGTTTCTTTTTTTGGTTTTCATTCATTGTATATATTCAAATGACAATAAAAAATCGGTTTCACCACTTTATTTATCTTAATTTTTTATGTTTATATTATCACTTATTGTTATATTGTTTTCATTTCTTGTAGTTTTACCTTGATTTTATAAAATCGGTTTTTATATGTCTTCTTTAATTTGTCTGTTACTCCCTTTATCTCTTTCCTTATGTTCTCATTATCCGTATTGTTTTCTATATTATTCGGTATCATTGTCTTGATCATTTCATAATTCTCTCTGTAATATTTTGTAAAACTCGCTGATTGATTTACATTACTTATTGACTTTCCAGTAACTTTATCTATTAGTTCTATGCTTCCATTTATCTCTGAATAAATATGAACATCCATTTCTACTAACACGGATTTGGGTAATCCGACATAGGGTTTTCGCTTTTTTATATCTTTCTCTATATCTGATTTACATGTCTTCTTACGATAATAATACCGTGTACTCTTATACATACGGTCTATTATATCTCCTTTCAATCCATTCCCTTCTAATCGTAATACTTCCTTATTTATTTTTTCGTTGATGCCTTCCTCGTTCAACCATTCTTTCCAAGCCTCTTTGAAATCCTTTCTTCCATCATATTCATGTATTTTCGCAAAATTAGATAATTCTTCTGCTATTTCATCACTGTATGTATGACGAGTTGTCTGTAACTCTACTTGTATAGTTGGTTCATACATATCTTCTATTCTGCTATTCGTCTTGTTATTAGTTTTGATTACTATTTATTCAATAAAAGTTTTCAATTTTTTAAACTTCTATATATCTATATGGAAAGCCCTTTTACATCTGCAAATTCATCCGTAGTTCTTTATTTAGAACCTTATTTAAATACCCATTATAAAACATATCAGGATATCATTACTCTTAGTGCTATGCCTACTGGTCCTCTTTCACAACTCGTTTCTACCATTTCTTCGCCGAAACTTTCTTCATTCCATGATTATAATACTTTATCTTCTCATAACTGTACTTTTGTATTACTTCGTTACCCTTCATCTAGTATAGGTGGTCATCACTCTCAAAAAAATTCCGATTATTTTATGGGTGCCGAAGATATTCCTTCCGTACTTTCCTATTTACAACAAAATGGATATAAAGTTGATACACAACTTACCAAACTGCTTTTCAAATCCAAAATTAATGTCGGGGGTAATAATACGTCTATGTATTCCGGTAAACGTAAAATGATATGTATGGTTCAATATACTCCTTAATTATTTGGGTTATTTACCCTTTCTTTTTTCTATTCCTATTTTAACTATCATTATGAGTTCAGTCAGTAAATCTCTTTTTACTAACTCTATTGTTCCTTCTAATACTCGTTCTCTTTTTATTCCCATTGTATTATCATCTGGCTCTACATATGCCGGAGATGTACTTAACTTTTTAAGTAATGCATATATTAATATTCTTCGGATTATTGAAACTAAATATGGTGCCAATATGGCGAATAAAACGTATGAACTTATTCCCTCTAATTATGATGATTATACAAACTTGGTTTCAGACCTCAAACTTGTTCAAAGTAAAACTACCAATTCTACAATGACTCTCTTACTTAAAATTGCAGAAGATACACTTATCGGCTCTGTTAATTCCTATGCTCTTTATGGTGATAATCTACTTCTTCAAATTGATAAAACAACTCTTGAAAAACGGATTGATGATATACTTACTGATAAAAATACTGTTAATGTTGAAAATACGTTCGGTGTCAGTACTATGTCACTTAATAAATCTTTTAAACTTGCACCTGTATTTAATTATTATATCATGATTTATGGACTACCCACAGCTGGTACCGGGTTTGATCCTGTCAAGATTAATTTTTTGGTTTCTATTCTTACTAACAAAGGGATTGATCCTTATAATTAAAAAATTGATTATTTGATGATTTATTTTTATTAAATATATCATCTCTATTTATTCATATGCCACTGAATACTCCATATTGCTCTACTTGTCGCAAAGCGGGTAAGCCATTTAATGAATATACTAACCATTGGACACGATCCGAACCTGGTCTTAATGGTACTATTACCTGTCCTCTTATTTTGAATTCTGTATGTAGTTACTGTAAAGAAAAAGGACATTGGAAAAAATATTGTACCGATTTAAATAATCAAAAAATATCGCCACAAGTTCATAATATTCTTAATACAAATCATACTCCTACT